ATGTATCAACGGTAGATAATATATCAAACTCGGTTCACTTAGGATATGGATTCAATAAAACAAACTATAACAATAATGAAGTAGTAGTTGGTAACTTAGCGGTAAGAGGTACAGATGACGATGGGTCTGGTAACTATGGTAACTCTGATTGGTCTACAAGTCAGTCAAGAATGACAACAACAGATGCTACAACGGTTGATTTAGCTTTTATACCTTGGACTGACCAAACAAACTTTGGTGAGGTTATACAGGTGAAAGCATTTGTGATTGGAACACACGAGACAATAGCTTCAAGTGTATATACTTGTGAGATATCTGGTTCATATTATATAGATGCAACTGGAACAGCTTCACAAGTTTCTGACCCAGTTGTTATAGAGATGAACTCTTTTGACCCAACTTATTCACCGACACCACCACTGATTGATATGTTTTCTGATAACCTTGGTGTATATGTAAAACTGACAGGCCCCGGCTCTTGTATAGCAAAATGGTTATGTACTTTCTCAAGTCATAGACTAATAAAAATATACCCATAATAAATGAGTGACTTTTCTATAAACGTAAAGCTCAATGGTATAGATACTGCTGTATCGACTATTGGTGAACTTGAATCAGCGCTTAAGGCGACAAGAGCAGAATTAAAAGGTGTAGATATTGATAGTGCTGCTTTTGAACAACTATCAGAACAGGCTAGAGTTTTACAAAGAGAGTTTAAGAACTCTTATAAAGAGGCTACAAACTTTGAACAGAACTTAGGTCAGATAACAGAATCTGTTGGTAGATTAGCTTCTACTATCACATCAGGATTCTCAATCGCTATGTCAGCTGTGTCCTTATTTGGTGGTGAAACAAAAGAACTTTCAGAAGAACAAGTAAGAGCTCAAGAAGCACTCACACTAGCTCTATCTGCTTCTACTATAGCTACAAATGCAGCTAGAATATCTGAAGATATAAGGAACGTAGGTCTAGGTATACAATCTGGTTTAGTAAAACTTGTAACACTACTTACAGGTGCTCAAGCGACCGCAACCGTTGGTCAAACTACAGCTACAGAAGGCGCTACCGTCGCACAGAGAATATTAAATGCTACCATGGCCGCTAATCCTATCGGTTTAGTTATTGCTGCTGTCGCTGCTCTTGTTACAGCCTTCATAGCATTTGGTGGTGAGACCGAGAAAGCTACTGGTTATGTAAGAGATTATAATGCTGAGATTGATAGAACTACAAAAGCTATTGAAGCGGAACTTGAAAAACAAAAAGAACTAGAAAAGCTTAAAGGTCAAATAGATGAAAGTTCTGCTAAAACAGAATCTGAAAAGCTAAAGATAAGACTACAAACTCAAAGAAATCTTGATGATTTAGACGCACAGGCTCTAGATAATGAAGAGTCTGGTATAAAAGAAAAGTTAAGTAACTTAGACGAGTTTAAGAATAGATATAAGTTTACGGTTGATAGTAACATCGACCAAGAGGAGACTGCTGCTCAGCAGTTGGTAGTAAGAAGAAACTTAAACTTTATCACAGAATCAGAATATTTTACAAGTCTTTTAGCACTTAGACAGAGATACTTTGTATCAACAAAAGAAGGAGACCAAAAAGAGTTTGATGATAGAAAAAATAAGATACTAGACTTACTAGAAGCTCAAAAAAAGGTAGATGCTGAAAGAGAGATACTTGGTGCTAAAAGACCAGCAGAAGAAGATAAGATAAATGCTGAGATATTAAAGGCTGATAAAGCAGCGAGTAAATCTAGACTTGATGCCCTGAAGTCCTATAATGAGGATATTAAAAAGCTTGATGATGATAGAGATAGTAGATTGAAACAATCAACAAGAAGCTTTGAAGACTTTATAAACGAGAGGATGTCATTGACCTACACATCACTAAATGTTGAAGGTAACGCCTACACGGTTTATAATGAAGACCTTATAAGAGGTTATGACGAGACCTTACTAAAGCTAGAGTTTTCAAGGCAGAGAGACCAAGAGGATGCTACCGCCGCATTTGAAAAGGAGATTGCTGAGTTTGAAAAGGCTCAAAAGGCTAAGGTAGACATCAACAACAAAAGAGTGATATCTGATAAGACCATACAAGCCGAAATTGAGAAGAGACAGACAGCCTTTTATGGTCGTGTTAATAAGGATGAGGGTGAGCTATTTGATAGACAGAACTACTATGCTGAACAAAAGGTTTTGATAGAGGAGGAAAAGGCAGTAAAGATAGCTCAGATAGATGAGGTGCTAAAAAGAGAGCTAACCTTTGGTGATAATAACCTATCAGATAGTAGAAAGAAAATAGCACTTGACCAGATAAACTTTGAGATAGATATATCAAATAGAAAGATAGAGTTGGAAAAATCAGCATCTGTAGAGTTGTTGAGATTAAGACAAGAGCTTCAAGCTAAACAAAGAGCTGCTGAGCTTGCCGCTATTGAAGAGGAGATAAATATATCTAGAAAGGCGTCACTTGAGGGTGTTCAAGGTAATGAGGATCAAAAGGCTAAACAAAGAAAAGATATAAATGATAAGGCTAACCAAGACATATTAAACGCACAAGCTGATTTTAATCTTAAAGAACAAGAAGCTGCTAAAGCGAGTGATGAGGAGATATTCAACTATAGAGTTCAAAAGCTACAAGAGTTTGTTCAGATATATTCTCAGTTTTCTTCTACTATATCTAGTTTACTATCATCTATATCTGAAAGTCAAAGAATAGATTCTGAGAACACACTTATGCAGATTAGAGATGATGCTGCTAATCAAACTAATGCTGTAACAACTGAGTATAACAATCAAGTCTTAGCTTTACAAGAGAAGCTAAAGTCTGGTGAGATAAGTCAAGCACAATATAACACAAATATAGCTAACTTAGATAAGAACTTAGCAGCTCAAACAGCAGCTACTGGTAAAGCACAAAGAGCTAGAGAACTTGAAGAAAAGAAAAAGGCTTTTGAATCTGATAAGAAGTTGAAAATAGCTCAAGCTATCATGGCTGGTGCTATGGGTGCTTTATCTGCTTTCACTGGTGCTATGTCATTGGGTCCTATCGCAGGTCCCATTGTCGGTGGTATATTAGCAGCTTTAGTTGTAGCTACAACAGCTATTCAAGTAGGAACTATAAAGAAAACAAAGTTTGATGGTGGTGCCCCAGAGGCTGTTACTCCAGTAAGTACAACCGTAGATACATCTGGTACTGATACCTCAGCTACAAATGTAAATCAAGCATCAGGTGGTGGATTTACTCAGTTTAGTTCAACACTTCTTAATCAAGGTACGGGTAGCTCAACATCACTTGGTACCGCTGGAGGTGGTGGTGGAAGAGTATATGTTGTTGAATCTGATATAACAAGTGCTCAAAGAAGAGTTTATGTTGCTGAGTCAAATGCTACAATCTAAACAGATTGAGAAAAATAAACATATAAAGTATGGATAAAAGACTACCTATATACGACATAGTTCTTACAGATGACAACCAAGGCGTTGGATTCATAAGTTTAGTTGACGTACCAGCGATTGGAGTAGATTGGATTAAACTAGCAAAAGCTCAGTCATTGAGTTTTAAGGCTAACAAAGATAAACAGATGTTATACGGACCCTTTCTTATACCGAACATGCTTATTTACAGATTTGATGAAAAGATTGGTGAGTACTATGTAAGATTTTCTAAAGAACAGATATCTATAATAGCTGAGAAGTTTAATGAAGATTTAAATAGTAAGAACATAAACTTTCAACATACAGATGAAAAGGTTGAAGCCTTTGTATCTGAAAACTGGATTATAGAAGGTACAAATGATAAGTCTATGAACTTTGGATTTGAACTACCTGAAGGCTCTTGGTTTGGTGCTGTAAAAGTAAAAGATGAAAACTTCTGGATTGATAAAGTAAAGACAAATGAAGTAAAAGGCTTTTCAGTTGAGATATTAGCTGACCTTGAACTACAACTAAAAAATAAAGAACAAAAAATGGAAAAACAAATTAAACTAGGAACTGCTATGCTAAAAGATGGTATAACCGTTTATTGGGATGGTGACTTCGGTATGGGTACTGCTATTTTCATGGATGAAGCACTTACACAACCAGCACCTGATGCTGACCACGTTTTAGAAGATGGAACTATCGTAACTACTAAAGATGGTGTTGTTACTGAGATAGCTGTATCAGCTATTGAAGAAGACGCTGAAGACTTAGCTGTTGACCCAGCTGCTACTGAATCAAAACCAATCTCTATGTCTGAAGTATCAGCTATGATTGACGCTAGATTCTCTGACTTAATGGATGAGATATCTAAGATGAAAGAACTTATTGGTCAAAAAGACAAACAAATGACTGAGTATAAAAAAGAGGTTGAAGAGAAGTTCTCAACAACTCCAGCTTTAGGTTCAGTAAAATCTGATAAGAAAGAAGTAAAACTTGATGATAGATTTAATAAAGACTATCAAAGGATTATGGACTTTGCTAAAATCTAAACAGAATCAGTAAAATAAACATATAATATAGAAGGGCTTGAAAAGGTTCTAAAAAAAATAAAAAAACAAAATGGCTTTAACCGATAACACTACTTTTTATGGTAAGGATGCTGAAGGCTTTTTCAAGAAGGTACTAACTTCAGGAATCGCTAAGAACGAACTTACTTTAATCCCGAATGTGAAAAGCAAAATCAAATTAGCTTATTCAGATTTAGGTAACATCTTACAAGATGACGATTGTTCTTTCTCTGCTACAGGAGAAGGTACTTTAAATCAAAAAACAATGGAAGTTTGCCCAGTAAAAGTAAACTTAGAATATTGTGTAAACACTTTCGAAGCGAACTACTTATCTTTACAATTAAGAGCTGGTTCAAATGGTGAAGAGGTTGTACCTACTTCATACGCAGACTTCGTAGTAAACTACGTAGCTGAAAAAGTATCAGCTGATATGGAGAAAGTTCTTTTCCAAGGAAACTCTGCTACTTCATCTTACCCATACTCTTTATGTGATGGTTTGATTAAAAAACTACAAGCTGATGGTGACGTTATTGACGTATCTGCTACTGCTTCTACTATCTCTTCTTCAAACGTGATTGGAGAATTAAACAGATTATTAGCTGCTGTACCTGCTGAAGTAAGAGCTCAAACAAACTTCAAAATCTTTGTTTCTCAAGCTATCGCATTCGCTTACAAACAAGCACAAGCTGCTACAACTGGTGGTTTATTCATGGTTGGTGATAAAGAATTAAACTACTTAGGTTTTAGACTTATCCCTACTTCAGCTTTGACTGACAAACAAATGATCGCTTTCAACTCTGATAAAGTGTTCTTCTTGACTGACTTGACTTCAGATTGGGATGATATCATTATCATACCACAAAGAAACATCTCTGGTGCTAAAACAGAAAGATTCGCTACTTCATTGAAGTTTGGTGTTGATTACTTATATGGTACTGAGATAGTTTTATACGCATAATCCTTTAGGATAAAAAAAATAAACAAAAAATATGAGTTGTATATCATTTTCAGGTGGTTTATCTAAAGGGTGTGAGAATAACGTTGGTGGTATCACCAAAGTATATCTTACAGATTTAGCTAATGTCACTGGAATCACACAATCAGGAGGAACGGTATCAGTTATTGGTTTAGCTGCTATGACTTCTTTCTATGAGTTCGAGTTCAACAGAAACTCTGCTACTTTCACAGAAGATTTAGTGAAATCAGTAGAAGCAGGTTCAGCTGTGTTCGAACAAACTCTTTCTATCACAATCCCTAAAAGAGATGTAGCAAAGAGAAACACTTTAGCTCTTTTAACACAAAGAGATTTAGCTGTTATATTTAAAGATGCTAACGGTATCTACTGGTACCCAGGTGAAGTTGAAGGTATGTACTTATCTGAATCAACATCTACTTCTGGTACTGCTAAGGCTGACGGTTCAAATTATGTCTTGACACTTAAAGGTTTTGAGATTGAACGCTCACCAGCTGTAGATTCAGCTATCATCCCTGGATTACTTTAATCTAGAAGCCTTATAAAGGCTGTTTCATAAACAATAAACCCAAGGTAAAGCTTCAGTGCTTCCTTGGGTTTCTTTTTTTATTAAAAACAAAACTACTTTTATACTACATAGAAAAGAAAAGCTTATTATGATATACTTTACACCTGGTATAACACAATCTTACTGGTTTTCTTTAAGAGAGTCTATGACTTATGGTTCAACAGCTTCTTTTGCTATGACACTTACCAATGATGTATCTGGTGCTACTAAATCTTTCTATCCAACAGATTTACAGCCTGATAACAAGTGGTCAAGATTTAGCTTAGTTGTTGGTAAACCTGAGAACTTCTCTATAGGTAAACTTGATTTGAGCCCTGGTATGTGGAGTTTCTCAATATTAGCTGGTACAACAACGCTTGAAACGGGTAAGGCGCTTGTAGAAGAAGTCAAGATTTGGAACACTCTTGATAGACCTGAAAAAAATAAAGTTGTTCTACGAAGATAAATGAGCTTACTAGACTTTTTCTCAAAACAAACACCTATCAACTTACCTACACCAAGGAACTTTGAAGAAGGTTCTATAGAATCTATACTCCTAAGAGGTATAGAACTACCAACACCAAAAGAACAAAAAGATACAGACTGGGTTTTATTCGGTAACAATAACTCGTTTCCAAAAGACTTATTAGAGTATAAAAACTCATCAGCTATACATGACGCTATCATTGAAGGTAAGACTTCTCTTATAGCTGGTAACGGATTATTGTTTGATGATACAAGAGACCTCTCAGATAGTTTTATTGTAAACAACTGGAGACTTGTACCATTTTGGAGAAAGCTTGATAGAGTTTTCTGGATGGTTACAAGAGACCAACAAACTTTTGGTTACTCAGCGTTTGAGGTCATCTACTCTATGGATAAGACGAGAATAGCAGACATCAACTGGATTGACGCTTCAAGACTTGCTGTAGGTAAGAAAAACAACCTAGACCAAGTTGAATCCTACTACTACTCATCAAACTGGTCAAATATTAAACAAAACCCACCAAGAAAGATTGAAGCTTGGAACCCAAATGGTAAAGAGTTACGTCAACTTGTTTTTATCAAGTATGATGATAACAATATGGACTACTACGCTCTACCAAACTACTTCAGCGCTCTTAAGTGGGTAAAGGCTGATGGTCTCATGGCTGACTATAACCTATCTGCTATTGAAAACGGATTCTCACCATCTATAGTGTTTAAGTTTTATAAAAAACCTACACCTGAAGAAAGAAGGATGAACGCTGAGGCTATAAAGAAACAACACGGAGGTACTAAAAACGCTGGTAAAGCTCTCATATTTTATGCTGATGGTAAAGAGCTAGCACCTGATGTATCAACTATAGACGCTACAAATATTGACCAGAGACTACTACAGGTAGCAGACCAAATAGTTCAACAGATTATATCTGGTCATAGAGCACAACCAGAACTTTTAGGTATACCTACACCAGGTAGATTAGGTGGTTCAACAGACCTTTTACAAGCTTGGAATATATTCAACACTATGGTTATCAAACCAGAGAGAAAGATAGTTCTAGACGCTTTCAAAGAAGTTCTGATATTCAACGGGGTAAACAGAGTTTCAGTAGAAGAACTTACTCCGATACAAATAGTACAATAAGAAGATGAGCAAAGCAATTTTCATAGATGATAACTATCTAAAAACATATTCACCACTTGGTAAGTCTATAGATGTAGATGAGATATATCCATTTGTTGAGAACGCACAGGACATCTATACACAAGATGTACTTGGAACACCATTATACATTGACCTTGTAGATAAACTTTATACAGGTACAACATATTCATCTTATGAGATGGAGCTTGTTGATATTTGTTCTAAAGCTCTTTGTTATTTTACCTGTTATATGGCTTTACCTCATTTATACTTAAAGATGAGAAACGCTGGTGTAGTAAAACAAGCGAGTGATAACACACAAAATGCTGACCTCACAGAACTAAAATATCTTAGAGAAGAGATGAAGAACCTTGGTGAGTTTTGGAACACAAGAGCTGTAAATTATATCTGTGCTAACACTACTGAGTTTCCTCTTTATGACGCTGCTTCAGATGATATGTACCCAGCTACAAGACAATATGATTCTGATATCTACCTAGAAGATGGTTTAAAAGACTTGACTTATGAAGAGCTTAGGTTCTTAAAAAAATATTTATCTTAATATGGTTTATGAACTTTTAGTAGCGATAGGAGGTATAATGCTTACGGTTATAGGTTGGTTTCTAAAACAAACAATGGATGACTTAAAATCTGTAAAACTCTTAAGTTATGAAACAAAGAATAAGCTTGATATCTTACAGAACGATCATATGAATAAACACGCAACACTTACTGATAAGTTTGATGAGTTGAAACAAGCACTAAATGATTTGACTAAGGAGTTGAAAGAACTAAACAAAAAAGGAAGATAAAATGGCTAATCAGTTACTACTATTCAAAAATATACCATATAACAAGACCAG